GCGCCTTGGTGATCAACTGGTCGAGTACAACACTTTCACGGTCACTCAGGAAATGGCTGAAGGCGTGCAGTTCTATGTGGACTTCGTAAAGCTGTTCGACTCTCTTGATGTCGAAATGCACGTTGAAAAGCATCTCGACTTTTCTGCATGGGTGCCGGGTGGATACGGCACCAGTGACACGGTGATCTTCGGAAACGGCCACATTGATGTGTTCGATCTTAAATACGGAAAGAACATCGTCTCTGCTGAAGGCAACTCGCAGGGCATCCTCTATATGCTGGGTGCGATGGAGGACGAGATCGTCGAGACGCACACCTTCCGATTCCACATCGTGCAGCCTCGACTTGATCACATCGACACTTACACAGTGAGCCGCGATGAGCTGCTGGAGCTTGGCAAGTGGATAAAGGAACGTGCCGAGATTGCTCTTTCACCTGACGCCGAGCGGGTGCCTGGTGAGAAGCAGTGCCAATGGTGCAAAGCGAAAGCAACCTGCCCAGCACTCAACAAGCTGACTGAAGAAGTGCTGATGACGGACCTCGACTCCATGAACACTAAAAACCCCGATCAACTAACCGAGGCGCAACTGCAAAAGGCCATGAGCGCCAAGAAACTGATCGTCTCGTGGCTCGATGCCGTTGAGGATCACATCAGTAGCGTTCTCTTCAACGATCCGTCGGAGGCGTTTGCAGGGCACAAGCTCGTCGAAGGTCGCAGTCTGCGACAGTGGCGCGACGATGCCGAGGCCGAAAAGCGTCTGGCGTCGCTGCTGGGTGATGATGCTTTTGAACGTAAATTGCTTTCGGTCGCTAAGGCTGAAAAAACGCTGGGCAAGAAACGTGTTGCTGAGATTGCCGATCTTGTTGAAAAGCCTCTGGGTAAGCCGACAATCGCCCCACTGGATGACCCTCGACCGTGGTTCCCGAAATATCCATTGGATATGTTTGACAGTTTTGATCAGTAACTTATACTTAACACGCCGGCAACGGCTCAACCAAAACGCAAAAAGGTAAAAACGATGAAAATCAAAATCCCCTCTGCTCGCCTCTCGTTCCCATCCTTGTTCAACATGGCCTCATTCGGTGGCGAATCCACCGGCAAATACGAAGCCACGTTCATTCTGGACAAGAAAGAGCACGCTAAAGCCATCAGTGAAATCGAAGCGGCAATTGCCAAGCTCCAGAAAGACGAGCTTAAAGGAAAAGTCGCGAGCGACAAGTTGTGCCTGAAAGACGGTGACGAGATGGACCGTCCGGAGTATCGCGGCAAGATGACGATCAAGGCCAGCACGAAAAAGCGCCCGCTCGTCATCAATCGCGACAAGACGCCGCTGACCGATGACGATAACGTCGTCTATGCGGGTTGCTACGTCAACGGCATTATTACGCTGTGGGCGCAGAACAACCAGTACGGCAAGCGAATCAACGCGCAGCTGGATGGTGTGCAGTTCGTCCGTGACGGCGAGCCGTTCGGTGATGGCGGCACAAGCGTCGACGAGTTCGATGCGTTTGGCGACAGCGAAGACGACACGTTCTAAAATCAAAGGGCCGGTCATTCCGGCCCTTTTCCACATTAGAGGTCACCCCTCATGATCATCATCGACACCGAGATTTACTCGGACTATTTCCTCGTCTCTGCGCTCAACATTGAGACGGGAAAGATTACTCACCTTGAAGCCTTCGATGGTCAACCCGTCGACCGCAAGCGACTTGCTACGCTCATGGGCAAACACACGACCATCAGCTTCAACGGCAATCACTTCGATCTTCCATTACTCGCCGCAGCGCTAAGTGGATACAAGATCGTCCAGATCAAAGCGCTTGCCGATCGCATCATCAAATCAACCGAGTCGATATGGCGAGTGTTGAGAGCCGCAGAGATTCGCGTTCCAGACTCATGGGATCACATCGACCTGATCGAAGTTGCGCCGGGGCAGTCCAGCCTCAAGATTTACGGCGGCAGGCTGAACGCCCCGAAAATGCAAGATTTGCCCATTGAGCCAGAGGCCAGCATCAAGCCTGACGAGCGCCGCGTGGTGCGGGAATACTGCGAGAACGACTTGCACACCACGCACCTGCTCTATAAAGCCCTGAAGCCACAGATCGACCTGAGGAAGGACATGGGTGCGCAGTACGGCATGGACTTTCGCAGCCTCTCCGACGCACAAATCGCGGAGAAGCTGATCACGCATGAGCTGCAAAAGATCACCGGCAAAGAGTACCGAAAGCCCGAGTTGCGTGATGGGTTCACGTTCAAATACCGAGACCCCAGGATCATCAAGTTCCAGTCGCCTTATTTGACAGGTGTATTCAAGCGCATCCTCGACGAAAACTGGCAACTTGGACCGAACGGCTCAGTGCAAATGCCAATGTGGTTGAAGGAATCGCGCCTGCAAATCGGCACGGCGCAGTATCAAATGGGTATCGGTGGCCTGCACTCCTGCGAGCAACGTCAGTGCCTGAAGGCCGAGGGCGGCATGGTGCTGGCTGACTTTGACGTAGCGAGTTACTACCCCTCGATCATCATGCAACAACAGCTCGCGCCAAATAGTTTCGGCAAACCGTTCCTAACGCTCTATCAGTCTCTGATCAATCGCCGCCTCGCTGCCAAGCGCTCCGGCGATAAAGTGACGGCCGACACGCTCAAGATCACGCTCAACGGCTCCTTCGGTAAGTTCGGGTCGAAGTACAGCACGCTCTACGCGCCCGAGCTACTGATCCAGACCACGATCACCGGCCAGCTCGCGCTGCTCATGCTGATCGAACGGTTGGAGGCCGCGGGCGTGCGGGTCGTGAGCGCCAACACTGACGGCATCGTGGTCTACCACAGCGAGACGCAATTTGACGCAGTGGATGAGATTACGTTCGACTGGATGCTCGACACCTCATACCAGTTGGAGCGCACCGCGTACAGCGTCATCGCCAGCCGCGACGTGAACAACTATGTCGCCGTCCGCACTGACGGCAAGATCAAAGGCAAAGGCATCTTCGCACCCGCCAGCCTCGCTAAGAATCCTGACGGCCAGATCATTTACACCGCGGTGGCGCTGCACATCGCCAAGGGTACGCCCATCGAGGACACGATCCACGGCTGCACCGACCTCGCGCAGTTCGTCACCATCCGGCGCGTGCAAGGCGGCGCGGTGTGGAGACATGAGCGCCTGGGCAAGGCTGTGAGGTTCTACCACTCGACAGTTGTGCCGCCAGACGAGTGCATTCACTACGCCACCAACAGCAACCGGGTACCAAACTCCGGAGGCGCGAGGCCGGCCATGGAGCTGGGCGGCTTCCCTAATGACGTAAACCATGCGGTCTACATCAAGGCCGCGCAGGAGCTGCTACAGGAGGTTGGCCATGCGTAAGCCCATGAGCAAATACCGGCACATGACGCGAGAAAAGGCCGAGGAAATCAGAAAGGCGTACTTCGCCCGCGAGCTGACGCAAAAGCAACTCGCCGCTAAGTACGCCATCAGCCAAGCGGCCGTATGCCGCATCATTTCAGGGTATACATGGAATGCTAGAGAAGCACATCGAAACCGCGCTGGTTAAGCGCGTGAAGGCCCTTGGCGGAATGGCCGAGAAGTTCACCAGTCCAAACAAGCGCAGCGTCCCGGATCGCATCGTGACGCTACCCGGTGGCCGTGTCATCTTCGTCGAGCTAAAGGCCCCAGGCGCGAAGCCGACCGAGAACCAGCAGCGCGATCATGAGCGGCGCCGAGCGCTGGGCTGCGATGTGCGAGTCATTGACTCACTGGAGGCCGTCGATGCTTTCCCAAACTGACCTGCATGAGTACCAGCGCCGAACGGTGGACTTCATCAAGGCCCGACGCCGCTGTGGCCTCGCGCTGGAAATGGGCCTCGGCAAATCGGTCTCGACGCTCACGGCCACGGCTGACCTGCTTGACGGCTGCATGGTGGATCGCGTGCTGGTCATTGCTCCGCTGCGCGTGGCGAACAGCGTCTGGGCGCAAGAAACTCGCAAGTGGGCGCACCTGCGACGCCTAAAGATTGTGGTCTGCACTGGCACCGAGCGCCAGCGCCTGACGGCTTTGCAAAAGACCGCAGACGTGTACGTCATCAACCGCGAGAACGTCCCCTGGCTCGTGGAACATTACGCCAAAGACTGGCCGTTCGATGCCGTCATCATCGACGAGTCGAGCAGCTTCAAGTCGCAAGCCGCCCAGCGCTGGAAGGCCCTGCGCCGCGTGCTGCCGATGACGGACTATATGGTGCTGCTCACCGGCACGCCCGCCCCAAACAGCCTCTTGGACCTGTGGGCGCAACAGTACCTGATTGACCAAGGCGCGGCGCTCGGCAAGACTTTCACAGCGTACAAGCAGCGCTTTTTTGATGCTGACTTTATGGGCTACAAGTTCAGCCCCAAGGCCGGTGCTGCCGAGAAAATCCACGCTCTGCTTGCCGACTCATGGATCAGCATGTCGGCAAGCGACTACCTGGAGCTGCCCGAGCGCATTGATCTGGTCGAGCCAGTCTACCTTCCGCCAGCGGTGCTGAAGGCGTACCTCGACTTTGAGCGCACGCTGCTGGCCGAACTGCCAGACGGACAGGAAATCGAGGCGAGTAGCGCGGCAGTGCTGGCGAACAAATTGCTCCAGTGGTGCAACGGCGCGACGTACACAGACGACAAAGGCAACTGGTCGGCGCTCCATGCTGCCAAGCTCGACGCCCTGGCTGAGATCATCGAGGACAACCCCGGCGAGACGGTGCTAGTCGCCTACAACTACAAGTCAGACCTCGCCCGCATACGCGAGCGCTTCCCGGATGCCGTGGTGCTGGACAAGGAACCATCTACGATTGCCCGCTGGAACGCCGGTGAAATCCGTATGTTGCTCGCCCATCCCGCCAGTGCCGGCCACGGACTTAATCTCCAGCATGGCGGCGCATTGTGCGTCTGGTTCGGCCTGAGCTGGTCGCTGGAGCTGTACCAGCAGTTTAATGCTCGCCTACACCGCCAAGGCCAGACGCGCCCGGTGCGGATCGTGCATCTGGTCGCCTCGGGCTGCATCGACGAGCGCGTGATGGCAGTGTTGGGCCAAAAGGACGCGCAACAAAATGCATTGTTAAATGCGTTGCGCCCTTGACACCCTGTTAAGTTGCGCTTAACTTATGCATATACGCAACACGTTAGGACCGCGCAAATGAACGACACAAAACAAAAACTTATCATGGCTGTGATGATTGCTTTGATTCTCGGCTTTATTGGATCAATGGACGTTGAAGATGAGAAAGGTCAGCAGGACCAGTATTGCGAGATGGTTGAGAAAGGACTCTGGCCGGAATACAGGGAAGGAGAGATTGACTGTGAAGCCCTTTAAGATTTGTGGCGTTTCGACCTGCTCATATCCAGTCGGGGATTGTAGTGGGGAGTGTTATCACCCAGAGGATCGTCGCATGGACATAATCGGTCAGAATGGCAATGACGGCGCACATTACAAAGACTGCCCACCTATTGAGGCCAATGTGCCCACCTCTTTGCCCACCTCGGATATGGTCAATCACCCGCCGCACTACACGGGTCACCCATCCGGAATTGAGTGCATTCAGATCACTGAGCACATGGGCTTTTGCCTTGGCAATGCGATGAAATACATCTGGCGTGCCGATCTTAAAAACGACGCAATTGAAGATTTGCGGAAGGCCATTTGGTACATCGAACGTGAGATCAGTAGGAGGACGAAATGATCTGCATCATCGAGCCAAAAGAAAAAACCGTATGGGGTGTTGGCAAGACAACAGTTGAAGCATGGGAAGAAGCATACCGCCAAATTGAAGACTTTAAGATGAACAACCCTGACTTCAAGCTATCCAGCCTTGAGGTATCAAAACTTCGTAAAGGTGCAAAATTGGAAAGCGGAGGCCTTGAGCTTTGGGCTTGGGTTAATTATTCCGAACCATATCAGGAGACACTTTTGTGATCGACCAAACAACTGTTACCGCACTGGCAATCAAAGCTGGCGTCATTGACTCGGTTGATATGGAGAGCATTCATATCAGCAAAGAGTACATTAACGATTTGACAAAATTTGCCGAATTGGTGCAACAAATGACAATCCATAAGCCATTGACGGATCGCGAGATCACGTCGCTGATGGTCAATCATGACTTTGACTCATCGTGGAGACATAGGATTTCTAACTTGGTTAAAGCCATTGAGCTTACGCACGGAATAGGTGAAGCATGAAAGAACTAATCGAAAAGGCATGGCGAATCATCAACAGCTGCCACACGCCAGAGCAGGCAAAGAACGCCATGCGTTGGATTGAGTTGCTTGGAGAACAGTACCCTCAAATCGACGTTGGGCCTCTAAAGCGTGAACTCCGACTTCTTTTTGATGGTGTAGCATGAGCGCACACAAAGCCGCAGAGCTTGCCGGAGAGCGCTACTACGAAGGCCGGCCATGCTTGGTCTGCCTTGGAACAAAACGCCTCGTTTCCAACAGGGTGTGCTATGAATGTAACAAGCGTCGCAGTCGCGAGCGGGCACAACGTAAAAAGGAGGCAGAGCGTGAGGCAGTTAAGCAGAGGGGAGATCAATGACCTCTGGATGCGATCCAGCGATATCTACGACTTCGCCTACAGAGTCCAGAAAGCCTCAGACGACCAAAGCCTGCCCGCAGTGCGGAAATACGCACTTGATACTGCTCCGCAGCCTCAACGTGAAACACTGTTCGGACTGCAATCTGGAGATACCGTGGAATCTCGATGAGGGGCAGAAGCCCCTCATTTGAGCAGTTCCTTGATGGATGCATTGCCGACGACCATGGCCGTAGCAATCACACCGACGATCCAGAAGACCTTTTGTAAAACTGACTTACCGACCGCAGCATAAACCTCGGTCGTCATCTTCTGGACCGCCAGCTCAGCAGCCTTCTGCGCAATGTGCTCAATCTGCTCGTCGGTCAGGACTGGAGCACGTCGACGTTCTGGGCCGCCGTAGTTGTGCTTCTCTTCCACGTCACTTCTTCTTGCGGCTCTTGCCAGCTTTGCCATAAGCAATGGCCGAAGCCTGGGCCATTGCGGCCTTCATGCTCTTGGGCTTAGAGGTGCCGATCTTGCCGGTCTCTTTGTACTTACCGACCATCTCACCAATGTTCTTGCTGATCGTTTTCTTAGACTTACCTGACTTGAGCGGCATGGGATAACCTCCGGGTTGATAGGGTCAGTGTAGCTTATTTTTGAAGCAGTTTGGCTTCGTCTTCACGACGGGCTGTCAGACCCGCCAGCACCTTACCACCTGCCTTGTTCCATCGCTTGATTTCAGAGACTGCCGAGACCCAGTCTCCAGCATCTACGCGCTTCTTGAGAGTGCTGGACTGATAGGCCCCAGCTCCGCAGTTGTAGATGAAGTCGGCGATAGCCGCCAGCTTTAACTCTTTACCCTTGAGGATCGGAGAAAGTCTGAGAGCCGAATTAACCGCCAGCTGGGC